ATGAAATTAAATATTCAGTTAGAGTGCAATTGCACAAAAGAAAATGTAACAGATATCTTCAAGATCTTAGATGAAGAGATACAACCTTTTTCCCTCGCTATCTCTAAGATGCACGGCAATAAGTGCTCCTGTACATTAAAATGTGAGCTTAAGAATATGAAGCACTTTATGAACATTTTATATGACAATTGCATCAAAGAAACAGCAAAATAGAGTATGTGAAGGATGTGAGTACACAAGGAATTGTGTAAATGGCCTTTTCTGCACGAAACTAAAAATTTACGTTGAATATAAAAACAAAAAAGTATGTACACTGTTAAACAATTCGAAATAGCTAAGCCTGCAAATGTTGTTTATTCAAATTTTAGACTTAAAGATCATAATGTGCTTTACGCGTTAGGATATACCTTCAAAGCTGGTAAAGTAGGAAAGAACTCTATATTTTGGAATGATAAAGGTGAAGCTTTTAGTCGAGATATGACAATGAAATTTCAATCTATTAAGCTGAAATCCTTGAACAAGGAGACTAAATCGCTGAAGCTTTATAGAATAGGAGGCTTCTTATATATGCGTGATGCGAAGTTTGATTTGATTTTTTAAGTATTGGTTGAAAGAGTAATTTTGCACTTATAATATTTTTACTATGATAAGTAAACTAACAATCGATAGAGTATTTAATCGAGTCAACATCGTTGATGTCGTATCTGACTATGTTGATTTGAAGAAGTCTGGCGTTAACTACAAGGGGTTGTGTCCTTTTCATCATGACCACACCCCCAGCTTCGTTGTATCTCCTTCTAAGGGTATTGCACATTGCTTCGTTTGCGGAGGTGGTGGTAATGCTGTAAAGTTCGTGATGCAAAAGGAGGGTTATTCTTTTCCGGAGGCGATTCGTAAACTTGCACAAAAATATAATATAGAAGTCGAGGAAGATACAGAAAAGAGGTCGGATGAAGAACTGCGCACATTACAAAAGCGCGAATCGATGTTTATCATCTACGAGGCTGTTACACTATTCTATCGTGAGCAAATCAAGAAAGATACCGCACAGGCTAAGGCTGCACGTGAGTATGTTGAGCGTCGTTGGAATTCTCGGGTTGTTGTTGATGATAAAAAGAAGAAAAAGACCTTTGATGATGAAGACAGGGACTTCTCTGAAATAAAACAAATAGGCTATGCACCTGACACCTGGGATGCACTCGTAAATTTTGCACGTGCTAAAGGCTATGATCTTAAGCTTATGGAGGAAGCTGGCTTGATTAAAGTTTCCTCAAAAGGTAATTTTATCGACTTCTATCGTAATAGGATCATGATACCTATTACTGACAAATATGGGCGTGTTATAGCCTTTACCGCTCGCACTATGCAGGATGATGCTGATACTGCAAAGTACATCAACAACAAAGACTCTTTCATGTATTCAAAAGGGTCTACGTTATTCGGCCTTGACATTGCTCGTAACGAAGCTATTCAACAAAACAAGGTGTATTGCGTCGAGGGGGCACCTGATGCGATGAAATTACAATCGCTACGCATAGAAAACACTGTTGCCGCCCTCGGAACAGCTTGGACAAAAGCGCACTTTCAAGCACTTCGCAGGCTGTTCGGCAAGAGTAATTCTAATGCTACTATTTGCTGGATTCCTGACTCAGATCAGAAAGCAGGGCAGAGTTTAGGACCAGGCTTCCTGGCCGTGATGAAAAATGGCAAGTTGGCCATGGAGGAGGGTTTCCGTGTTACGGTCAAGGAGATTCCGCAGGAAAAGGCCGGAATGAAGGCTGATGCTGATAGTTATATATCTTCTAAGGCTGTGCTTGATGATTTAGAAGAGCAAGATTTCCCTATTTGGTATGCCGAAAAGGTGCTTAAAAAGGATGACAATACTTCTGAAAGAACAGATAAAATAAAGGAGGTATGTGCTATTGTTATCCTTATAGCTGACGAATATACACAGAATGCTTTCATTGAGAAGTTAGCGAATAAATTTGGAGGTAAGAACCTTTGGCGCAGCGCACAAAAACAGGCTATTAAAGACCGTGAGCGTGCGAAGATTGAAGCGATTTCAAAACGTGGAGATGCTCTTGATATCCTGAAAAATTACGGCTTTTATCAAGAAAATAACTGCATATTCTCTAACAATGGCGTACAGTGGAGCAATTTTATCATGAAACCACTTTTTCACATCAAGGACCCTTACAATTCAAAGCGTCTATATAAACTTACGAATGTAAACAGGGAGGAGGTTCTTATCGAAATGAAAGAGGCTGAAATGTACTCCTTGCAGAATTTCCGTGAGCGTGTTGGCTCAATGGGAAATTTCAGATGGAAGAGTGGGCCTGCTGAACTTAATGCGCTCGGTGACTTCCTCTATGATAACACAGAAACTGCAGAAGAAATCAAGCAATTAGGTTGGAATAAGGCTGGCTTTTTTGTCTGGGGAAATGGCATCTTTAATGAGGGTAAATTCGTTGCTGTAGATGATTATGGCATTTGTAGGCTTGATAAGTATAATGAAGAGGGACAACTTGCCGGTACTGTGAATTACTACCTCCCTGCAATGTCAAAAATATATTCTGATAGAAAGGATATGTTCAAATTTGAACGGCTTTTCTCTAATCGTGAGAATCATTCAAGTGTGACACTACCTAACTACTGCAAGATGATGGCTGATGTGTTCGGTACTAATGCAAAGGTGGGTATCATGTTCCTTTTTGCAACGCTCTTCAGGGATATAGTTGTTAGCTTCACAAAGAACTTTCCTATTCTGAACCTATTTGGTCCCAAAGGCTCGGGAAAATCTGAACTCGGGCACACATTAATGAGTTTCTTCATTGCTGACAATACACCGCTGAATATTCAGAATGCGACGATAGCTGCTTTAGCTGATGCAATTGCTCAATGTAGTAATGCACTCGTACACATTGATGAGTATAAGAATTGCATTGACCCTGTTAAAATTGAATTCTTAAAAGGTTTGTATGACGGCACTGGGCGTAGTCGTATGAATATGGACCTCGACAAAAAGCGTGAGATTACTTCTGTTGACTCTGCTGTTATCCTTTCAGGGCAGGAAATGCCTACTGTTGACGTCGCTTTGTTCAGTCGTACGATTTACCTTACTTTCTCGCAGACGGTACATGATCGTGATGCAAAGGTGAAATTCAATGAACTGACCGCTATCCGTAAAATGGGCGTTAGTCATCTTACAAATGAAATTCTTTCTCATCGTACAGAGTTCGAGAACGCTTTTCATGATGCTTACAAATTAGTTTGTGATGACCTTTCGCTCGGTATTCAAGGCAACGAAGTTGAAGACCGCATCTGGCGAGATTGGGCAGTATTGCTCACTTCTTATAAGTGTCTCCTTTCCTGTATGTCACTTCCTTGGAGTTATGAAGAAATGAAGAATATTACAATTGAAGGTATTCGCCTGCAGAACCAGGAATGCGCATCGTCAAACGAAATGGGTAACTTCTGGGATATATTCCAATATATGAGCCAAAGCGGTATGATATATGACGAGGGCGATTACAAGATTAAATACCTTGATGCTATTTCTACGAATATCCTTGATAATCGCCTTTTCAACAAGAAGACAGCTGTACTTCTCATTCGCCCTAAACGCATTATTCTGCAGTTCAAAAAGGCTGCTAAGATGACAGACTCTAAGGCTATGAATGAGCGTAGTATCAGATTCTATTTGCAGACTTCTCCGGGCTATTTAGGTAAGAAAAAGGGGTCCGAACGCTTTAAGCTCATCATTGACGGCGAAGTACAGAAGAAATATGGATGCGGTGAGAATGGAGGAAGTCGTGAACTTGTGCAATTCGACAATCCTTTGTGTTTTGATTACGAACTTCTGAAGAGTAAATTTGATTTGAACTTAGAAACTTCACTTTCGAGCGGTGATAGTGAAGATGAAGATATGAATGAGGGGGCACTGCCTTTCCCTCCAGCACAATAACAAAATACATATAATATGAAAACATACGTAATCACACTATCAAGACATTTCCTTGCAAATCACAAACGAGCAGGGGAAGAAACACATTTCAAAGAGAAGTTCTTGTTAGGGCAAAGTTGTCCTGATTGTGCTTCGCCGCAAGATTTGTCGGGCATAAATATATCCGACTGTAACAGTTGTGTAAGGGTTTGCAGCTTCCCTAAGCTGCACACCATCAGAGCGAATTACCCTCTATGGGAGAAACGCATTAAGGAAGTGCAGGAGGGACGTGCTGTATTATCTGTCCGCCAATGGACGGGCAAGCCGTATAGGAGCAAGCAAGTGGAAATAGCAATGCTTACAGCCGAGAATGGCATCGGCATACAACGATTGGATATATTCGATTTTATGCGCCCTACAAAAGTTGATAGTAGCCAATTGGTTGATTTAACGAACTTGGCAAATAACGACGGGCTATCTTTTTCAGATTGGTATCATTGGTTCCGCTTGGCCGATGTAATAAAGCCTATGGTAATTATTCATTTTACTAAATTCAGATACTGATATGAGTAAAGATATTCACCATAGCTGCAAATGCACAGCGCAAAATTTCACTTTCGAAGAATGGTGCAAATATTTGGAACAGGGAGACAGACCCAAAATCGTGCATCAATACAAAAATTTTGGCTTCAACATCTGCGATGTATGCTTAACGCCGAATGTTAAGATAAAATGGGCTAATAAAACAAATTACTTTGAAGTCGTAACAGCACAATCAGACAACGGACGGTGGGATTTTGGACTCCATTATAATTTTTGGACGCAAGGCGGTTGCAGTGGTGCATCTTATGTTGATACGCTAAAAGACGGTTATAATACCGAGAAAGAAGCTGTTTCCGAAGCCTTGAATTCATTAGAAGAGAAATGCCAACGTGTTATAGATGAAATTCAATTCAGGGGCGGAGATATAGATGATGACGATAGTAACGAACCCGAAATTAGGGGTTCATCCGTACTTCCAACACTTAAAGAGGCTATGTCTAAGATTGCTCATTATAAAGAAGTATTCAGCCCTCGACAATTAGAATTGTTTGATTAGGCTTTTTGAATCCTAAGATTAGTTTTGATTTATGAACGGAATAACAATAAACAATAGAAATATACCCTATGGAATTGTACATACCCCCTAAGAAAACTAAATCACGTGCAGGGTCAACACCCTACGCAAGTAAGAGGAAAAAGAAACGTAAAAAGAATAAATAAATAAAAGAATTATGAAAGTAGAATTACAATGCGGTGATAGTTTCACCATTCCAGAGGGTTGCAAAGCAATCGTTAAGGACGGAAGTGTAATAATTGAGAAAGGAGAAAAAAATGAAACACAGGAGTTTAAGGACGGGGACGTGCTTGTACTTGTTGTAAACGGGAAAAGGTGCAATACTTTTATTTACAAAAGTACGGATAAAAGGGGTTTTCATTATTACTATGTTGGATTAGACGTATGCAATCAGATTTCTATCAGTGAATCTCCAAGCAACAGGTGGAGTAACAATGATTTATCTTACTCTACCGAAGAAGAAAAGCAACTTCTCTTCGACAAGATGAAAGAGCAAGGGTTAAAATGGAATGCAGAAGAGAAGCGAGTGGAGAAGATTAGGTGGAGAGCGAAAGATGGTAAGGAATATTATTATGTTGGCAATCAAGGAATCCTAATGGTAGATAAAGAAGATGGGCATTGTGCTGATCAAAATAGACACGAGTTTAGCAACTACTTCCGTACCAGCGAGCAAGCCGAAGAGGCTCTAAAGCGTGTGAAGGAAACATTGCGAAAGTATCACGAGGAGATAGGAGAATGAAGATATGAAAGCAAAAGATATAAGTACTTCTAAAAGGAATTAGAGAGTTAGTTTTTATACATACTTTTTAACGTTATAATTAAGATTATCGAGAGGGCTGCGTTGTGAAACGCGGTCCTCTTTTTTTGCTTGTGTGTGTTTCGTCTTTTCGATTGAAAAAACAATGAATTACACACGGCACACACACTCACACACACGCTGATTATCAATGAGTTACGAAGACCACATTTACACACATCTTACACACATTTACACACACAAGCACTGTTTTTATAGCTATTTTACTCTATTTACACACAAATATAGATATTACACACATTATTCATCTATAAATAAATTTATAATGTATTGAATATCAGTAACTTATAATTTTGTGTGTAGGTGTGTGTGCTGTGTGTAGTAAAAAACTATATCCCTGCATGGCAAGTCGTTTTCTTTTTGTACGAGGAAAAACGACTTGTTTTGTGTATAACATACGCTTTTTTTTACTATATTTGCGACATTAAATATCCTAATTATGAGCGATTTCAATGTCTACATCAAACTTAAACCTTTTGTTCAGCAGTTCATTCAACACGATTTCGGTACTCCTGCAGTCTTCCCCGACAAAGGCCCTGAAAATTCAACGATTCATCATTTTGTCATGCGTCGTCCTGACGATAAGGCCCCTGATGTTGAAGAGGACGGACTTACAGCTATTTCTATTCCCGACTCATGTACCAAACCTGCACGCTATTATAACTATTTAACTCCGCGAGGAAAAAAGGCCGTTGCGGAATGTTGCGAGTATCTTTTTAAACGCGCGTTGTGGAAAGAACTTGGAGATATGAGTGATATAGGGTGTAATATGATGACGGCTATTTATGCGTGGTGTGAACAGCATGGTATTGCTATTGATTATGCCGATACTATTCGCCAGCGGTGGTACCGATTGCGAAATGCATATATAAAGAATAATATAGATCTGACCGAAAAGAATAGACATGAAAGTCCTTTTTGATTTTTTAACAATAAAATAAATCTACGTTATACTGCTTTTTTTTCGCGCGCGAACACTCACAACGGATACATACAGTTACGTACTTTTTCAAACAAACACAAACAGATATGAAATTAAACACAATTATTCGCATTACGTTGATACCTGTAAAAAATATTACTTCGTATCGCAGACTTGACAGCTCTCATGTTGCTTTAACTCTTAAAACTGACATTGAGCCTTTGTCACACCTCAAAACACCAGCCTCATTATCTGTATCTTCTAAGGTAGATGATGGTTGCGTATCTTTCACTTCTAAACTCGTTTTCTCAACCTTATGTGACATTGACTGCACACAGAGATATATTGCCTTGTGCGAAACTTCTGCAGGAGAATGTCTTGCTGTTGGTACAGATACGCGTCCTTATTCTGTAATTACCCGTGTCGAAAATCACCCAGACAGCCCTTCAGATAGTCAACTGAATACCTATACTCTAACGTACTCATCCGTCAACAAACCACCTCTCGTTAAAAAATAGGTACTTTTATGCACATATTATATATTATATCTTTGTGCTAAATCTTTCGAATATGGAATACAAATTCATTATTTCTGGACAAATAGGTGTTGCATTTGATTGGTGGACGGGTCAGCGAGGCACGACCGCTAAAATGGTGCGTGACTTCCTGAATGAACACCAAGACGAAGAAGTGGATATCGCTGTTTCTTCACCTGGCGGTTATGTAGATGCTGGTCTTGAAATCTATCAGATGATTAAGGATCATGGCAAAGTGAATATTCACATTCTTGGTATGACCGCAAGCGCAGCTACTTTCTTGACTATGGGCGCAAAATCTGTTGATATGGTCGACGGTTCTTTGATGCTCATTCATAATGCTTCGACGGCTGTGAGGGAATGGCAGTCTGCGAATAAGGAGCAGCTTGATGCGCTGATAGCAAAATATCAAAAGGAGCGTGATGATCTGAATACGATAGATAAGGTCATCGCTTCTCTCTATGCTAAGAAAAACGGCAAGTCGGTCGAGGACTGCATGGCTAAGATGCAAAAGGCGGCATGGCTTTCTCCTTCAGATGCACTTGATTTCGGTCTGATTGATAAAATTCGCGAAGATGACGATGCTGCACGCAAAGCTAATTCTATCCGCAACCATTTTAATAACAATATATTTCAAGAATTTGGCCTACCTCCTTTCCCTACAGCTACTGCTGATGAGGTCGTTGATGAGAAAGGTAATCCAACTAAATCGTTTATCCAAAAGTCGGTGGAGGCGGTTAAGGCTTTTTTCTCTAACAATCCCGCTAATTCTGTAAAAAACATGATTAAAATTTTCAAAAATGTCATGGACTTGCTGAATGTCAAAGATGGTTTCAATCCTGCAGAGGACGGGTCCATCAGTCTGACGCAAGACCAAATCAAGACTGTTGATGACCGTCTTGGTTCTTTGCAGAAAGACCTTGATGCTGCCAACACAGCTAAGGACGATTTGCAAAAGCAGTTGGATAAGGCTAATGCCGACCTCGCTGCAGCGAATGAAAAGTTGAACAATCTTTCAAAATCTCCCGGTGAGCAAACGCAGGGTAAGCCTGCTGACACCGAGAATGAGGAAGAGTCATTGAGTTTTGTTGACAAAGCTCGTAAAATGTACAACACTGTAAAAGATCTCTAAACATGGCAAAAGTAACTATTACTCCTGAAGCACTTGCTAAGAGTGCTGCTTCTTTCCGTCGCGAAATTCTGATGATGCCAGTATTCGCGCTCGGCGATTTCTTGAAACATGTTACCGTGCGCACTGGTATTCGCTATTCGGAGACCGTTGGCGAATTGACCGGTGACATGCAAATTGGTCCTTACGACCAGAATAGAGAGGATGATGAGGATGTAAGCATCGTTGCACGTACGCTTTACACCTATTTCGGTAGCGTAGTAAAGAACTTCTCTCCCAACTCTGTATATCAGTCAATCTACGGTTCTGCACTCACTAAGGGTGAGGGATTGAAGACAACTGATATCACAAGAACTGTGCTGAACTATCTCTCCTCTAAGGTCGGACAAAACTTGTATAAGAGTGTTTGGAAGGCTAAGCGCTCAGATACAGGTACTAAGACCATTGAACTTTTCAACGGCTTTGATACCATTACCGCTGATGAAATTACGGCTGGTAACATCGCAGCTGGTAAGGGTAATTTCTTGCAGCTTGATGTCACAAAGATTGACGCGACGAATGCTGTCGATACGTTGAAGAAAATTTGGCGTGCTGCTAATGAGCACTTGCGTGATCAGCAATGTAAGCTTTTCGTTCCGCCTTCAGTGCTCGACGCTTACAACGATGACTACAAGACTGTTACGGGCGCTATCCCTTACAACTTGCAGTATAAACAGACTTTCGTCGAGGGTTCTGAAAATCGTTGCGAAATCGTTGCCCTCGCTAACAAGAGTGGTTCTGACTACATTCATCTGACTACAAAGAACAATATGCTCGTTGGCTTGAATCAGATGGGTGAGGATGAAACTGTTGCTGTTGAAAAGCATAAGGCATTCGTACTGCAGTTCATCATGACGATGTTCTTCGGTTGTCAGTTCGAGTCTATTAGCCAAGAACGCTTGCTTGTTGCGAAGTACAAGGCTTAATATTTAATCTCTAAATTCTAAGAATATGGCTAAAAGTTGTACAGATATGGCCGACATCTATAAGAGTGTCGAGCATTGTCAAGGTCAGGTGTCTATGCCTGGCGCAATTGAAAAGGCTTATTTCATCAAAAAGGCTAAGATAACAAAGTGGCCGAAGCTTCCATTTGCTGAAGCAACAGACATAGATAAGGTTGCTGTTTATGACGGCGACTTCGCCCTCGCTGCTGATGCAAAGTTTCACCGCATAGACCTTATGCCGAACGAGATGGAGCCTGAAAGTGAGCAGGTGGGTGCTTATGGCTCTTACCACTTCAATAACAAGGCGACCTTGCCTATTCCTGGCACTGCTGAAAAGGCTACAGGTACTATCGCTATGATGAATAACGATGATGTTATCATTGTTATTTTCCAGCGTGACGGTAAGGCACGCATCATCGGTGATCCTGGCTTTCACACAAATGTGAAGCCCGCGCAGAAGTGGGGTAAGAGCTCAAATGATGCTAACCAAACGAGCATAGAGGCTTCTTGTGAGAGCCTTGTTCCACTGCCTTTCTATCCAGGCAAGCTGGTTACTGATGACGGCGAAATTAGCGGCGCTACAGGTCAGTTGATTTCTCCTGCAGCAGCTGGTGTTCCTGGCGGTTAA